CACCGACGTTCCCCGGAAGTCTGAAACAGGCGCAGACCTGCCGAGCGGTGTCGGGTGCCTGGAAAACTACCGGCGGAAGATCGATAACGGGCGGGAAGTGCCCGTCCACGACCACACCAGCCACACTGCCGACGCGGCGCGCACTCTCGGGCAGGCGGTAGCCGCCGGACTTCACGTCCCATTTTCCGAACCGCCGGACGCGCCGGGGCAGATCAAGGTAACAAAGATGCTATGAGCCCGGCAGAACAGGCCGCAGAAATGCACAGGGACGGCGGGACACCGTTCGATACGGCCGTAGCCGCTCACTTTCTCCGGGGCGTGGTCATTTCAACGCCGCGCGTGTTTCTACTCGCCCGCCCGGTGCGATCCGATGAGCCGGACAAATGGGACGACCTTACCCACATTCCAGACAGCCCAGACGCGCATTACATCTGGTGTGCAGTCGGACCGATGCCGGAACTCATCGCCGCCGGGTTGCCCTTTGCCGATGGGAAAAATCTCCTTGCCTTCTACGGGGCAGGCCCCCCGCGTGTGGTGCAGTTCAGCCGTCTGACTGCCCATGCGAAAACCCAACACTAGCGCCGCCACTGATGAAGCCCGCCTATCACGCGAGCAGAGCCAGCGCAATTTTGAGGCTCAAATGAAAGTGCTTAACGATCAGACGGCGGCCATGAAGGCAACCAAGCCGCCCGCATACGACGCGCCCCCGCCTGCCCCTACGCGCTCCACAGCCAATGTCGCCGGAGCGGGTCGCGAATTCCGCCGCAACGCCTCCCGCCGCTTCGGAACGCAAGCCTCTGTCTCCCAACCTCGCCTGCTTGGCGCTCCCGCTCCCGCTCTATGAGACCTGTCCTTTACCTTGCCGCCGCCCTCTTTTTCACATCCTGCGGCACTTCGCGCCCGCAAATCAGCGAACAAACCCGGGCGCGTCTTGATGCCGCTCTCGCGCGTCTCGCCACGGCGTCCATCAGTATCGGGGAGGCCGCTGTCGCCGCGCAGCTTACCCGCCTGGCAACCAAAGTCACCCCATCGAAGTGAGCGAAAGTAACGCAGAGCGAATCATTCAGGAGGTTTCCACGCTCAAAAGCGAGGCCGCTTCCTTTCACGGTCTCTGGCTGGACTGCGCCAAGCATTGCCTGCCCATGCAGCGACCGCTGAACAGCAGCCCGGCGGTCTATACTCCCGACCCTCTTATTGTCTCCGACCTCGCCGCCGATGCGCTGAATACGCTCGCCAGTGGAATGCTTGGCTGGACTACGCCGACCGAAGCGCCCTGGTTCAAATGGGAGCCCCATGAGGGCATGGACAGCGAGCCGGTGAAAGACTGGCTGGCAGACTGCACCCGCATTGCTCACCGAGCGCTCGCCAACTCGAATTTCTACAGCGCCTCGCACCTGTCCTTGTTGTCTCTCGGCTGTTACGGCACAGCCGCCCTGTTTTTGGAGTCCCTGCCCGGGAAGCCACTGCACTTTCGGGAATGGCCGATTGGCTCTTTTGTGTGCGCAGAATCGCACGATGGCACCGTTGACCGCGTTTACCGCTCCTTCACTCTCACCGCCCGCCAGGCCGTGGACAAGTGGGCGGACAAAGCCCCAGCCAAATGTCACGAGGACGTGAAGATGAACCGGGCGCAGAATCGGCATTCCTTCATTCACGCCATCTACCCGCGCACCGATTCCGAGCGCCAAAAGGGCGCGAATGCACAGGAGGCAATGCCCTTCGCGTCATGCGTGATCTACGAGGCCGACAAGACTATTGTCGAAGAGGGCGGATTCGACAGCCTGCCCGTTTTTGTGTCCCGGTGGCAGCGGTGGAGTGATGAATCGCCCTGGGGCGTATCGCCTGCAATGTGGAGCATCGCAGGAATTCGCGGAGTGAACGTGATGGAATACATACTGACCGGCATTGCAAAAGTAACATTGCAGCCGCGTGTGATTACAAAGACCGGCGCGACCGCTCACATTGACATGACCGCCGGGGGCGTGACTCAGGTCCGGGACATGGCCGACAAGCCGGAAACGTGGGGCGAACCTGACGCCAAATATAACACCGGATTTCAGCTTCTTGAGCGCCAGGAAGAGCGAGTCCGCAGAGCGTTCCACACTCGCCTGTTCGAGTCCATCAGCGGCATTGACCGCGAAATGACGGCCACGGAGATTCTGGCTCGGCAGCGGGAACAAGTCGGGCGCGTTGCCCCTGCGTTCAGCCTCTATTCCAGCGAGCGCCTAAACCCGGTCCTTGAGCGCGTGTTCATGCTGCTTTTCCAAGCCGGACGTTTCCCGGAACCGCCGCAGGAGGCTTTTGTCTCCCTGCCCGATGGACGCGCGCGCCTGATCTTCCCGCGCACCGTTCAGACATCCCGCCTTTCAATGGCCATCGACAGCATGGCACAGGATGCAATCAGTTCCACATTGGCGACTTTCGGCGACCTCTTGCAGCTACGGCCTGACCTGCTCGACAACGTGGAACTGGATCAAGCATTCCGCGGAGTGGCCAGGGCCAAAGGTCTCGAATATCTCCGCAGCGAATCCGACCGCGACAAGTTGCGCGAGCAGCGAGCCCAAGAAGCGCAGGCCGCACAACTCGCCGAATTCGCCGCCAAACAACCAGACCTTGCCGTTGCCGCGGCAACAGCAGCCACAGCCCCGCAATGATCGACAGACCGCCACTGGAACGAGCCCTGGAGGATGCCGGTTTACTGCCAAAGTTTGCCGACGCCTGCCGCGCCTCATTCAGCGGACAGAGCGGCGTGGACCTCATGGAGTGCCTGTTACAACTCGCGCACCCGCTGTTTCCCCAATGTGGAAAGGATACCCATGACACTTACCGGAACATCGGAAGGCAGGAAATCGTTACCCTCCTTGCGCGATTCTCCGGCATCCCGTTTTCCCCTGCCAACTCCAACAAAACCACGACATGAGCACCGAACAAATCGCACAAGCACAGCTGGAATCTGCAAAAGCTGCTATCATCGAAGACAAGAGTATGCGTAGAGAACTCGACATGACGCTCGACGCACTAAAGCGCGGAAAGGCGAGCCAGACGAGGAAGAGCCGAGAGCGGTCACTAGCAATTACCAAAATCGAAGAGGCCATTATGTGGCTTGGAATGGACCTAAAGGCACTCAACGAAGAATTCCCGGGAATCCAAGACAACCCATATCCAGAAAGCAAGAATCCAGAAAACTTGAAAGTCGAACAGACTGCTGATGGCCTGAAAATGTAACTCCAACAAAACAACACCATGACAAAAGACGAACTACAGGACGCGCTAGACGTTGCCCTCGCCGAAAACGAAACCCTCAAGGGCAAAGTCGCCACACTCGAAGCCGAAGTTGAGACCCTCAAAACCGAAAACGAAACCCTCATGGCCGATTCGACCAAAGCCGGGGCCACATCCTTACCCGTGGCGCTCGATCCTCCCCTCTCCGAATGCCCGCCGGAACCGGCCCAAAATCCGGCACGCGGCGACAAAGACCCGGAATGGCGCGCATGGTTCAAGGAATACCAACCTAAGCGCTTCGCCGCCCGCTTCCCCAACAAGTAACCCAAAACAACCACATGAACCCACTACTGACATTCGGCGATGCTATCGCCGCCCTCAAAGCCGGAAAACGCGTAGCCCGCAAGGGCTGGAACGGAAAAGGAATGTATCTCTGGCTACTTCCCGCAGCTATGGTGAAAGCCGAATGGTGCCGAGAACCTCACTTGAAAGAGGTGGCTGAATCCAATGGCGGCGAGATCGAAGCACTCGGCTCAATCCGCATGATGACGGCAGATAAGAAAGTCCTAACAGGCTGGCTCGCGTCGCAGACCGACATGCTGGCCGAAGACTGGGAGATCATCGACTAATATCATGGACCCGATCAACTCGCCGACACCACCGCCAGACGGCGGAACAGCACAGCCGCCCGCGCAGCCGTGGAACGCCAGTATCCTTACCGAGGATGGCAAGTTTACAGACGGATGGACGCAGAAGCTCCCGGAAGACCTCGCCGATTTTCGCGCGATGGCCGCAAATTACCCGGACCTCAAGACGATGCTCAAGTCTCACCGCGATTCCATGACAGTGGCACGCCAGAAAGGCGTTGCCATTCCTCCCGCCGATGCGCCGGAAGAAGTGCGCGCCGCATTCCAGGCAGAACTGCGAAAAGCCCGCGGCGTGCCAGAGAATGCAGACGGCTACCAGATCGGCAAGCCGGAAGGACTACCGGAAACGCTGGACTTCACGAAGGAAACCGCCGCACTTCGCGAACTGGCGCACAAGAACGGATGGACCGCCGAAGAAGTCGAAAGCATCATCGCGCTGGACATCGAACGGCAAAAGGCCATCGCCGCCGAAGCTCAGGCACAGGATGCGGAAATCACGAAAGCCGCTCAGGCCGAAATGACGAAGCGATGGGGAGACAAGCCAGACCAGGCTCTCCAACTCGCCGCCCGCGCCGGTATCGCTGGAGGACTGCCGCCGGACCTGTTCAACCCGAAGTCTGAGGCGTTCATCGGCAACAGTCCTGTAGGTGTGGCCGTAGTGGACGCCTTCAAGGCACTCGCCGCAAAGCTCGGAGAATCCAGCCACATCCCAGGGTCGGGAGCTACATCGCTGTCACCGGAAGACATGGCGCGCGACATTATGACGAATCCAAACAATCCGGATTACAAGGCTTACTACGATTCTGCGCACCCGAACAGTAAAGCGGTGCGCGCGCGGGTTGACGCTCTCTGGAAGCAGGCGGGCTAATTTCTTCTGGTTGGTTGACTGGCCGGGCGGGCGCAAGCTCCCCGGCCTTTTTTGTTGACAGTCGGAGAGCATCCCCCCCGACCTATCACACAGCACGGCCCGCGGACATGCGGCCTACCGGGCATCCCCGCGCCAGCGGCCCGCATCCGGCGGCCTACCGAGAACGGCGAGGTTCATTACTCACTCTCTATTCTCAATGTCCGATTACTCCAACAGCCTTGACATCCCGGGGCACTTCAAACGCAAATTCAGCGCCGTTTGGGATCATGTGCTCCAACAAACAAACACCCTCTTCGCCAGTGCTGGAATTCTTGAGTCCGAATGGACCGCCAGCGAATACGTATGGCAAGACCTAGACATCGTCCGCGCACGTCGAACGACCGGCCAGCGAGGCGGTAACACTAACCCGCAGGAGCTTTCCGGCGGAGCCCGTCGCGGCATGAAGGCCGACTTCAACATCCCCGTAATCCGTCACAAGTGGGATATGGAGAAGCTCGACAAGCAAGCCGTTCCCGATTCCGACATCGTCAAGGCCATGAGTTCCGCCCATAACCGCGAGCGCGACCTCATCTTTGTGGAGGCCGCCGTCGCTCCGGCGCTTGGAGGCGCTGACCCATATGTAACGCCCATCGCCATTCCTAATTCCAGCATCGTTCCGGTCAACTTCTCCAAGCCCGGCACAGCAGCCGCCAATGTTGGAATGACGCCGTGGAAACTTCTTGAGGCAACGCGCCGGTTCCGGGCCGCTCGAATTGACATGAACCAGACCGAGTTCTATGTCTCTCTGTCCAGCGACGAGATCATGCAGATGGCCACATGGGCAGACGCAAACACTAATGACCAGTGGGCTAAAGTTGTTGCCGCATGGATCGCAGATGACCAGAAGGGAACGCCTTCCAAGCTCATGGGTTACAACGTGATTCACTACGAAGACCTTCCGCTGGATGCCGCCACAGACATCCGAACCTGCGTTGCATTTGCAAAGGAAGGCTTCCGCGTCTCGCCGGTCTCGCACACCCTGACCATCGACCGTCTCCCGCAACAGTTGAACTCAGTTCAGTTCCTTGACCAAACTCAATGGGGAGCCTGCCGCCTGCGTGATGCGATGGTTCAGCACATTCCTTGTGACCGTTCGCCCTAATCCATAACTACACCAACCTTCTACCTGACCTACTACTATGGCTAACGGTAAATCAAACATTGCGACTATCCAGGACACTCCGACACGGACAGGAGCCGTGCCTGGCATCCAGCTCGGCGCGGACGTAAAGCTCGCTCCTTTCATTGTCACCCTCTTAGGCAATGAATCTGGCGGCGAATACCACGACCTCGGCAAACTCCCCAGCCCGGGCTATAAGCTCGTTCCGGAACTCTGCCGCATCTACCACATATCCGGCACTTACTCCCTGGTGAGCAGGATTCAGCGGGTGCGCGCCGGCACGGCAACGAACCAAAGCGCGGCCCTGACCCACGCGAACGGCACGGCGGCAACGTCCCTCGGCTTTGCCGCGACCGACAACACGGAACCGCTCACGAACATTGCGACCGACTCTCTGCGGCTCCTGCTGTCCACAGTGACGACGACCAACGCAGGGGCGCAGTTCATGGTCCTGGTAGCCTACCGCAACACGGTTGCTTAAACCATCAAACCGGAGCGCCCGGCCTGGCAACGGGCCGGGCGCTTTTTTGTATGACGGAAACCGAAATTGCCAATCTCGCCTTAGCTCACATCGGACAGGGCCGCATCACTGACCTGCAAGAGCAGTCAGTCGCGGCGCAACACATCCGCCGCGTTTGGACGCCTACACGCGAGCGCCTGTTGCGCGAGCATCACTGGAATTTCGCCTCCCGCACCGCTTCCGCGCTTACCCGTCTGGCCACGGACCCGCCGCACACCTACGCCGCCGCCTTCCAGCTTCCCGGGGATTGTCTCCGCGTTCTCACCGTCAACGGCATCCCGGCTGGCACCGGGCGCACGTCTCACGCCATCGAGGGCCGGAAGCTCCTCACAAACCAGACTGAGGCGAAGATTGAATATATCGCCAACGTCGAAACGTGCAGCGAATGGGATGCTTCATTCGTTGACCTGTTCGCCATCGAAGTTGCAGCCGCCGTTGCTCCCAGCTTCCGCCTGGACCCTTCCGCAGCCGGGCCGCTCCTACAACTTGCCGAGCGATCCCGCGCCCGGGCGATGGAAGCGGACGCCGTAGAAACCAAGCCCCGCATTACACTTCCATCTGACTTATGCGAATACTGGTAAACAGCTTCAACGTCGGTGAAGTCAGCGCCGAGCTTGCCGGACGCCTTGACCTTGAGGCACTGCGCAAAGCCTGCCGCATCCAGCGCAACTTTATCCCTCGCTCACTAGGTGGCGCTCGCCGCCGTCCAGGCATGATGCACCTGGGCTATGCGAAATACGCAGACCGACGGTGCAGACTGCTACCGTTCAATTTCTCCGCGACTTCCCGTTTTGTCCTGGAACTCGGACACCTTTACATTCGATTCTGGAAAGATGGCGCTCTTGTCGGCTCTCCGCTGGAACTGCCAACGCCATACACCGAAGGCCAGCTTGGAAGCGTGCAGATGGTGCAGGTGAATGACCTCGTATTTCTCACGCACCCGGCACACCCTCCGCAGCAGTTGCGCCGCCTCACTGATACAAGCTGGACGTTCGGCCCGCTGGAATGGAACTGGCCAGCGATGCGGGACATGAACATTACCGGCCTAACCATCGCAGCCGATGCCACGACCGGAGCCGTGAACCTAACCGCGTCCGCCCCGCTGTGGTCCACTGGCCACGTCGGCGGATACTTCGCACTATCGCACATGCGCGAGACCGCTTCCGTGGAGATCGTTG